CCTTCTTCGTTAACGGTATGCACTAGCAATACTGTATCTACGTGAAGACTCGGCACAAGATCTATGCCATAGAAAGCTTTAACGAAGCGAGTATCGAAACTCGCATTGTGCATTACTAGCTTTTTACCGACCATTAACTCAATGCACTTTTTTGCAATTTCGTGACAGTTCTTGTCTTCGATAGTGTTATCGATGAGCTCTCCGTCTTTGAAAATCATTGTTGGAAGATAGTATCCCGAACCGGGCTTTGTACTTATACTGAATCCTATTATTTTGCCTTTTCTAGGATTCAAACTGTTTGTCTCTGTATCGAACGCAATCAAGTCGTTGGATTTGATTTCAGAGATCATGGCTTTTAACTTGTCGACTGTGTCGACTAATACGTAACTTTTTTCTTGCATAACTATTTATTATATCACAATTTATTATGATTCCTCGTCTTTGTCTTTTTTGTAAGGGAACATTTCGTTGAGTTTTTCTCTACGCCTCTCGCAACCACAGTCTTCTATACCGGCAGCAGCAGTGACTTCTTTGACCAACTTATCTAATTTTAAAAGCGCGGTTAGATAAGCTATGGTATCACCCAATCCCTCAGACTCCTTTTCTTTTTTGGACATTATCTAATTTAATACGTAACAACACTAATTGTTTAGCAATATTGTTTGCCATTTCTTTAATTTGATACCAAATTATTGTATTATCTCTTCGGTGTTTTATCAAAATTATCCACTGAAAAAACTGAGAAACTAACATTATTAACATAACCAGTGTTGTCATCTTCGTATGATTTTCTTAAATCTAAACAATTCTTTTTTTATCTTAAAATTTATTTTATCGGACAAGCTCCTGTGGCGCAATCTTCCATGTCCATATCGCTTTCTTTTACTTCTACCGAATTTATAGGCGTTGTTTTACTAACCATCTCTTCGTATTTTTCTTTCGGTATGGTTTCGTAAGGCGCTTGATCAAATCCGTGACCGTGATACAACAAGAAAGATACTGTTTTAATTTCGTGTCTAAAGTGTTTTTTCAAGTATTCTTTAATATCTTCCAAATCTTCTTTCTTGTAATACACAGTGCAACTCACAGAATTGTCTGACCACTCGGCTTGCATTCTTCTAACCATGTCCATTTGTGTTTTCCAATCGTAGTCCGCTGCAACTGGTGTGGTTTCTGGAAGTTTACATGGAAATGATACAACCATAGTTGATTTGTCTTCTGATCCATCGAACTTTCTTTGATATTCTACTGGATAGCCATGGTTCTTACACACGCTGATCAATGGAGATTGCGAAGATATTCTTACTCTTCTAATATAGAACGGTCCAGCGGGATTCGGGTGAACTCCGGGAGTTACTCCTGCGAGTAGACTTAGAGTTCCACTCGGCTTGATAGTCGTAAGCTTAATGCTTTCTGGGAATCCACATTCTCCAGAGTACCACTTGTCATAACCTCTCAACCAGCTATATGCTTCTTTCAACCAACTTCTTTGTTCTTCTGTAGCTTGTAATACTCCCGTCATACCAATACCCATTCTCATGTTTTTGTTCACTATGGTTTCTGTTTCTTTAAGTGAACAGTGCAAAGCAAGTGAGTGCTTACACATTCTATACGCATACTTTAACACTTCTTGTAATTCGCTGTACGATTCAATATTCGGTAGAAAAACTTCAGCAAGACAACAAGTTTCATAGTTTACCAAAGATTGCTCTGCACAAGGATTGAAACCTTCAACATCTGGATCTGGATATTGTGTTTCTCCAGTACGACCAACTGATCTTGCAAGTTCTAAATTTATCAAACCGTAAGGTTCTCCTTGGTTATAAGTTTCCCAAAATTCGTTTGGCAGATCTTCTAAATCCTCAGGCGCAACGATTGAGTTGTTACTCATAGCTCTCCAGTTAGGTATTGTTCCAAGATCCCAACGCTTGGCTTTTAAGAATTCCAAATCGTCGTGGTCGCCTATTGCTATTTGCGCAGATCTTCTAACGTTGCCTGCGACAACTACCGAGCCAATAATATTCATGATGTCAAGGCAATCGATTGGCTTAAGTTTCTTATGAGCTCTACTATTTAATATCTTGTGTATTTCGTTAATTCCCCAACACAAATCTTCTGGTCCTGATGCTGTTCCTCCGAATCCTTTAATTGGAGCACCTTTAGATCTGATGCAAATTGTTGAATACGTGAATCCCTCTCCACTAAGAAAGTGAGCTTTGAGTACTCTTCCAAGAAGTTTAACCCAACCTTCTCTAGTGTCTGGTACAATGAAGTCTGCGTCGCCAGTATCTTTTCTTTCGATTTTAATTTTACCTTTGAGTTTAGGCAATTGATACACGTTGTGTTTTTGGATATTATAACCAACTCCGCTACCAAGCATTAACATTTCAAAAGTCCATGTAAATGGTCTAATCGGTGAGTTTACTACTGTAAATGCGCAGTTTTGCAAAGACGGCAAACCAAGTCTTTCAACAGTTTTGGTACCAAGTTGCCACATAAATCTACCTGCTGTGGAAAACTTCAATTGCTTTCTAAGCTCGTAGTATCTTTGTTTTTCTTCTTGAGTAAATCCTACTTTAAGTTGTTTTTCGGAAGCTTCGATCTCTCTTTTAATTACGTCGTGAAATTCTTCTGTTTTGGAATTTGGATCTTCTTCTTTGAGGCGTCTTGCATAAGTTCTTTTGAAGGTAATGTATCCTATCTCTCCCCACGGTGTTTGTAAATCTTTATTCATTATGTATTTTTTTGTTGTTTACGTGTTTATACTACTCTAGACCCGAAAGAATCTTGAGTTCTTTTTAGAGACTAAAAACCGTTCGGTTAAGAACGGTTCTCTAGTCTTGTCTCAATAAATGAAATTTTGAATTAATTAGGCATTTACACCTGGAACGGCGCTGTTACCAGAGGTAGACGATACCATTTGAGGTTGAGTTCTAGCCACTTTATTAAGAGTAGCTGAATCCAATTTACGATACTGATCTGCTCCAATGCTATTAAGTTGTGCGATCTTGTCTGCGTACTTCATAGGTGGTTCAGCCATTCTGAAGCTGTCTCCTTTCGGAGCGTTTTTGTAGATGTCGATTAAGAATCTCATGATAATTTTGTTTTTATATCAATAAATATAGCTTATCGACGGAAACTACATACCTAATTCAAAAAATTTCGATTTTAAGAAAGCTTTTTCTGAGTTAGAAAAAGTAGAGCTTTTAAAACCATTATTATTGCTACCAGAATCAAAATTTAATTGATCGTCTGACATCTGATTTTCGTTTATTTCTATCTTACCATTATGAGTATTGACTATGGCCTCGTATGTCATACCATCTGCTCCAAATCTGTTCTTCATAATGTGAATTCTACCGGTTCCTTTGACTTTGTCTTCTCTTTTTCTTGATAGTGACATCGCAAAATCGGCTATCATAATCTTGTTATAAGAACCCGCCGCTTTATCTCCTTCGATAACATCGTCCTTAGCACCAGCTCTATTAACTTGAGATACTGTCCAAATCGGTATTTTTAATTCTCTTGCCATTCCTTTGATCGATGTATAAACGTCATCTATCTCGTCTTTTCTATCTGTTGATTTTCTTCTTGAGGAAAGCAGATCTACGTAGTCTATTATGATAAGATCTGGAACGAAATCTAGATCTTTACATTTTTGTATGTGGTTTTCTATGGCTTGAGGAGTGGTTTTACCCATTGGAAACTCTTTTATGATAAGTCGACCATCAAGTTTAGAAACTGCATCGTTTACTTTTGATCTATTTGATGATAGATTTTGAAAGTCTATGCCAGTAAACAATGAATCATATCTCTTTCCCGTGTAATCTGCTGACAGTTCTAAAGTGTAATGCGCAACGTTCATGCCCATTTTTACTGCTTCAGCTCCTAAATTTACAAGCATCCACGATTTTCCTCCTCCAGGATTTCCAAAAACTATTCCTAAATCTCCTGCTCCAAGACCTCCCATCAATAGTCCATTCAAATGTTGCCATGGAGTGGAAATAGCGCCTCTCTCTTCTTCTCTGTACCTTGTCTCTACGTCCTTATCGTACTCGTGTCCAAGATTTTTATCTTGTCCTGCTTTCATCGCCTGATCTACGAGTATACGAATGTCTTCGTATTGACCTTTTCCAAGCAAATCTACTGATGTTAGTAATGCTTTCTTTAACTGTTGATTACGGCAAAAATTACTAAATTCTTCTTCTACGTAATCTCTATCTTCATTAACTGCTTTGTATGCTTCTTTAAGCTGATCGACAACACTCACCTTTAAAACTTCGTTGTCTATTTTTTTAACTTCTATCTGAAGATAATCTAAACTTGGTGTAGTGTGATATTTGTAATAGTATTTTAGAATATTAGAAACTATCCATTGCGAACTAGGATTGTCGAACATCTGTGGATCTAACACATCATTTATAATCTGTAAAAATTCTTTGTGCTTTAGTAAGCTGTTAAGCACCTTCAATTGAAATCCTGCGCCGTACGTAGTCAGCGTATTTAATACTTTTTCGTTCTCCATATATTATTTTATGCTTTTGATATAATTAAAATTGTTGAATAACCAAGCTTGCAAATTATTTATAGAATTTCCTAGCTGATCTTCATGATACAATCTAATAAATTCTTTTGAATCTAATTCTCTATTCGGATTAAGTAGGCAACAATTTATTTCTTCAAGTGCATCTTCTGGAATATTAGGATTTTTCAAATCCATCAGTTGCTTGTTCACATGAAGCTGATGTTGAAAGTTTAGTATACTAGAATGAACTTTTTTGTTTTCTGTAGTGCATTTTTCTAAAATCTCGGTTATATCGACAATCTTATCAGATCCCAACTCCGGAAAGTGTTTTAGCATGGTTTTTGCTCCAAGACCTTTAACACCGGGAACATTATCTCCGCTATCTCCAAGAAGTATTTTCTGTGTTAAGAAATTTTGTGGAGTTACTCCGTACTCATCTAATACAGCTTTTTCATCGTAGAATTTCTTTTTTGTTGGTGAAAACACTGTAATTCTGTCTGATACTAATTGTAGATAGTCTCTATCAGATGAAACTATCCATACTTTCTCGTCTAATTGATTCGCCATATATCCTACAACGTCATCTGCTTCGATCTTATCTATAGCAATCAAATCTACTGGCAAGCACTTTAGATATTCTACCAATCTAACTATTTGATTGGTTATTGACTCAGATTCTTCCTGTTGTGATTCAAACATATCCCAGTTAGTCACCCGGTTTATGCCTCTGTTCGCTTTATATTCTGGATATAGATAACGTTTGTTAGTAGATCCACCGTGTCCATCGAACGCACAAATCACTCTGGTTGGTTTAACCAAATTAATTGCATAAGATAAAGACCGTAAAAAGCCGGTTAACCCTCCGATGTGGTTACCGGCCTGATTTACGTGTCTTATGACTGTAAAGGATCTAAGAAAGCTATTGAGAGAATCTATTATTAGAACTCGACTGTTTACGGACAAGTCTAACTTCGTTTCTTTGTTCTCTTTCAAAGAATTGAAGATGTCCATGTATTGTTTATTCATACTAATTATTCTTCTGTGTCAAAAATGTCTGCTTTTGAGGTAAAGTCCTCTTCTTCTTCAACTACTTCTATCGGACCGTTTCCTAAAACCTGTGTCCATTCGTCAGCGTGTTCTGCTTTGTATTTGTCCAATTGTTTCTTATCGTCCAAAATAAAACCGTGAACAGTCATGATTACTTTAGTAACTGCTGTAACACCTGTTACGTGATTTTTATCGCAACTAATTTTTGTTCTTTTAGCAAATTCTATTTCTTTACCGCCTTTAGTTGCTTTTATCTTGTTTGTACCAGCTGATGCGATGTTACCAAAAGTAATAACCAAAGATGAATCAAAATACATTGTATTTCCCCCCTTGTTACACAGCTTCGGTTGACTCATGATTGTCTCAGGTTTTGCAACCCACACTTTGTTAATAGCGACCATCGTATTTGTATACGGCTGATTTTCTTTTCTTGAGAGGACAATTCTTTGATTTATGAAATTACCGAATTGCTGACTCATTGCGCCTGCGTTCCATTCGTTATTGTTTTTATTAGACTCTATAGACAGTCTACAAGGAATAGATCCAACGGAATCCCAAAAGAAACAAAGATCGTAAGGTAAGTTGCCTTTTTTCTGCTCATCAAGAATATCTGCCATGAATGCTGATACGTCTTCTATGCAATTCAATTTTTCTCTATCTATGAAAAGGAAGAATCCTTTATAATCTGATACTACTCCGTCCGCATCTGCTACTTCTTCAAATTGAAGACCCATTTGTCTTGCGTGTTCCCACGACCATTTCATTTCTGTAATGATGAATACAGGAAGTATGCCCATTTTTTGACAAGATACTGCAGCTTCTAATAGAGCGGTAGTTTTACCTGTATCAGAGTGACCTCTTAAAAGAGTGATATGTCCAATTGGAATACCAGGTATTTGTAAAGCTTCTTGGAAAGCGGAAGACAGCGGTATCCACCTTTGATCTTTGAACTTTACTGATGTTGAACTTAAATTTTTTGATTTTTTAAAGCTGTCTAGATTAAAATTCCCTTTTATTGCCTGCGATACGCTCGCGTTAAGCGACTTTGTTGCTTTTGCCATACTTGTGATTTAAAAAAATCCCCCTCAATTAAGAGAGGGATTGCTTGTGAAATTTTAGAAATCTGCGAATAAGTCGTCAATTTTTGAGTCGACTTCCGATTTCTTTGTGTTGAGAGAATACTTTGCTGTTGGTTTGTCCCAAGGCAAATCGCTCTCTGGAGTTTCTACTGAATCTGCCGATTCTTTGATTTCTTCTTCAGGATTGAGATGCGTCATTAATGCGGCTTTCATCTCATCGTAAGTGAAACGCTTGAATAGAGTGCTTGGATCGGGCTGATTCTCTAACCAAAGTTTTACTTTGTCAGCGTCTTCTGAAAGAGGCGTGATTTTAGTTCTAACCCTAACAGTTGAAGTGTTATACATCAAACCTGTTGTTTCTTTACCCGAGGTTTCAACAGTAATGTCTCTACCTTGAATGGGGTCAGTGTAATCGCCTACGTCCTCATCTTCAACGAGACTGAGCAAGTCCATGTAAACCTGTTTGCCAAATTCCCAAAGACGAACGCCCTTGTCTTCTTCGCCTCTTACGATAACGGGAACAAGAACTCTCAATTTTGGTTCTAGCTTTTTAGCAGTTGCCCAATTCTCCTTTTCGGATGTTTTTCTCAGACTCTGAGCAAATTCAACGATTGGATCTTTTTCACCGAAAGTGGTCGGTGATACCATCATCTTGTTTCCGATGCCATAGTGGATGAACACTTCCTTAAAAGGATTCTGCCTAGAATAAGCAGATGGCACAATTCTAACCAAATGTTTTCCCACTCCCGGTTTCCAGATAACTGTTGAGAAATCCTTCTTTTGTCCGCCACGGGGATTTTGTAACATGGCTAGTCTTGACTTTAAACTGTTTAAATCCATAACTGTGTTTTTATTTTTAAATATACGAAACCTTTTTTTACAAAATCAATTTAATTATACAGTGATGATTTTGTGAATCGCTGTATTCAATTTTCTTAACTGGGAATCTTGCGTGAGAAGTACGCTGTTGTGATAATCCTTCCAAGGTATTGGAAAGGTTGAGTCCAACACACCGTTATTTAAACTCTTAATCACAATGTTTAAAGCATTTATGGTATAGAGGGTGTTGGTTTCTTTTTTTCGGTGCAAAAGAATTGTATTCGGTATGATTTTTACCTGTTTGTCTTCTTGTTCTATATTATAGGTGCACAAGTAGTCTTCTGATTCGGGGGAAGAAAGCACAAATATTTTATTATAGAGAATTTTGTATTCTCTATTTATCTCCGCCAATCTGGACTCTAAGTTGTCTTTAGGGGAAAATGTGCAAAAGAGTTTATTCATATAATCTGCGTCTAATAGATCTAGTTCGTCGTACATAACTTTCTTGTCTTTAATAAATATCTAAATAGTGTTATAATTGGTAATTTTTTCCGTATTTGTGTTTAACTTTAAAGCCTCCTGATTGTAATAAATCTCGAATTGATTCTAGTGTGCCTTTACCGTCTGATAAACTGAAATCAAAAAGAAACGAATCGTAAGTTATTAAAACTATTTGAGTTTTTTTATCTTTTAAAAAGGCTTTTAATTGCTGGATTTTTTCTACATTTGTTGCTGTCTCCATGTTCTGGATGATGTAGTTGAAAACTCTCAGCTTATTCATCCCCTCTGTCTTCTTGATTGTCCTCCCTGTTGGTAAGACCGCCGCTCCAAACGTATTGTATTTTTTCCATTCTTTCTCTATATAATTATCTAGTTTAGAGAAAAATTCTATATCTTTGTATTGATCTTCGATTCCTCCGTAAAGTTGTCTAAACGAAATCTCTTTTGACTTTTTATATTCCTCCTCAGTCAGTTCATCTTTGTCAAAGTATTTCTTACCGAGATACTCATGCATTGATCCATCAGGGCATTCATAATCAACTAATTTTGCTATGAGTCGTAGATGATAAGCATCAAAATCAAATTCCACAAACACATCGTTTTTTGGTAAAAAAGATTCTCTAGATCCATCGTCTTTGGGTATTGCTAAAAAATTTATGCCATTGAAAGCATTAGTAGGCCTGCCAGTTGTATTATATAAATTATAGTATCCATACATTATGCTATTTTTTATTGAATAGCCAGGATTGGGTATTTTATAATACGATTCGAATTTAGATTTGTCAACTAATATGCCTTGCTCTTCTACATATTTGTATGAATCGGCTATTAAATCTTCCATATCTGAATTGGTTTCTAATCCCATTAGATAACTAACTTTATTATAGAAACACTCACATTTTTCGTAATGTTTGCTTATTGGAATTAAACGATTCACATCTGAGTTTTGCGATAATCTATTATTAAAATCGTTATGCAATAATGTATCGCACTCTGTATGATCAAACTTTCCAAACTGATTTATGGCAACAATTTGCAAGTCGACAGCGTTTGATATATCTAAAAAATATGAGTGATATTTCTTGTCAAACAGATATACTTTCTTGTGAAGCTTTAAAAAATCTATCACTTTATTTATATCTAGACTCATAGATTCAGAGTGATCTATGGAGAATATGTAACCTTTACTAAAATTATTGTAATAAATGAGGGAAGCTTTTGTAAGCTTTGGATGATAACTATCATTATGTGATATCACCTGAATGAACCCAGATTCACTTGGGCTCAGTTTGCTTAACTGATCTATGTGTTCTATTATGAAATACAAAACCTTTTATTTTGATACAATCTAATCAATCGGATATTATCCAAGAAATTTTTTTATTCTGTGGGCCTTGCAAATTTATCGTATTGCCCACCGATAAAATCTACTAAACCCAAAAATGTCTTTTCTGCGGTTTCTACCAATCTTTTATTTGTATCTATAATACCTGCTCTTATATCGTATTGAGAATATCTTTTTTGATTGAGAGGTCCTGTAAGTTTCCACATTATTTTTGCGGTTAAATAAAAAGATACATCGTACGGCACAATTCCTTTTTGAATAGCAACGTATTCTTCTTCTGATATTTCGGTTACGTAACCTTTACTATTTATTCTTTTTGCAAAATATCTATTAAACGATCCATTAACGTAGTCTTCTGGAAGAGTTATTGGAAAATACGATGTTGGCTCTCCTTTAAATTTTGGAGGTTGAATTGCTATTCCAGGAACAATCGAATCTTCTACAACGTTATTATCTGCTTGATTCCTATTACTGTTTGCGAGATTTTTTCTTAAACTATTAGCTAGAGGTCTTTCACTTAAATAGGGAGAGTAGATATATACAGGTGCGCGGTATATTTGCTTATTCGGTCCAACGATAGGATTCGATCCAGTAAAAAATTTACCGTCAAAAGTTTCGTAATAATCCCCTAAATATGGTCTACCGTCAAGTAAAAATTCACCTGGAGTAGCTTTTTTGTTTGGTTTTATTTTTGAGATAGGATAATATCTTAATGGCATATATTATTTAAGATAAAGTGAATAAATAACATTCCCACAAATCAGAATTTTTGCTACCATATACGAAAGATGCTCCGTAATTATTAGACCAACTTGACGCCCATCCAGCTTTTCCGTGTTTTCCACCTTGCATAGACAAGTTATACGCGTTTTCTCCATGATAAATTTGAGTGTGTCCGTATATGTATGCGTAATTGTGATCTCTAACCGATGAAACTGGTTTTAAAGATGCGTAATTTATTATATCTCCGATTGCTCTAGGTCTATTTATCTCAGTTATTAATTGAGATTTTGTCATGCTTCCTAAACTTTGCATCTTATATCCTAACTGTTGCAATCTTTGTCTATAAGATGAATCATTCGCGTTTCCTCCAGCGTGAACAAGACCTGGTAAATTAGACTCTCCGCGAAGAGCTTTTACGTAAGAATTAGCTATTGAATATGTATAGTACGCACATAATCCAGAAGCTCCACCGCTTTTAAACACAGCGCTCATTGCTGCTGTCATTGCAGAAGCTGATCCTCCTGATCCTCCCGTTCCAGGAACATACGGCGGATTGCTATTTGGTGGTACATCTTCTTTTACGTATCCTACATTATCCATGCCTTCTACTTGACCTTGTGCTAAAGCATTCGTATTAAAGAATTTAGTACTTGTGTAATAATCGTATCGATCTTTCATAAAGAACATATTGGCTTTAACTGAAGTTTCCCAATTATTATTTGATATTGAATGATCTAATCCAATCACTACGAATCCTACTTTTTTACCACTCGCGTCCTCAAATCTTTCGTAAGCTCTAGGTAAAAGTTGTTTCGGTATTTCAAAAGCATGACCCATTGCAAGTCCAGATATTCCGTCTGTAGTAAAATTAACAGATACTGGTATCATAGCCGAGGCTCTTGTGGCGTTTCTTTCCGCTTTTTTATCATTCATTCTCTCTACATAATAGTTTACCGCCTGATCGATGTTGTCCAATTTGGGTTGATCTGTTTTAAATATACTATTCATGTAATCGTTAAATGCTCTCGCCGCTTTTATTTCGCCTTTGTGTATAGTATCGCTGCCAGCATCTATTATTCTAGTTTGATTAACGTACCTATTAATATAATTCATATTATATTGACCAAAAGGAGAAGCGTCTTTACCCGCGTCGGATTTCTTATCAGAATTTGCTGATATCGCTAGCATATTCGATAATTTGGTACTAACTTCTGTTTTTATATTTAGAGATTTCGCTATTGATTTTCTACCGTAGAGAGGTAATACAGAACTATTTTTGTCTATATCAACGTCTCCATACATTTGCTGACCTTTACTTCCTCCATAACTTCTGACGTACTGCTCTCCGTATCCTAATGGTGAGGACTGGTCATCAACAATGAATAAACAATTTGATGGATCTGAATACGCCAGTCTAAATACATTTATATCTCCTAAACTTTTGCCTAAATCTGTTATTAATTGTTGCAAAAATGGCTTTAAATAAACTCCATGAGAATCATCGCTGTTGGATTGATTAGCACACAATTGTAATAAGTAATCAACGTTAACCAATACTTTCATAATTCTACCGCTCCATGCCCCAGTTGATAAATTTGTAGGATCTTTAAATTCCGGAAGATATGCCGATATTTTATCTTCTGATTCTGGTTTAAATAATGGGGTTGGTGGATCTTCTCCATCATCCTCTGATTCTATTTTAGTAGCTAAGTCTTTCTGTATTGTTATGCACTCTAATGCCTTTTCTCCTAAAAGATCTCCTATTTCTGATGCTGATTTTCCTGATTGAGCTAATTGCTGAGCTTCTTGAGCAAGTTTACTTTCGTTTAAAAAATCCTGATTGAATAAAGATCTGTATTCCGAATTTGTTGCTCGAAACTGTATTAGAAATTTCATTATATCAACAGAAAGTTGTAAAGATGTCGATAAACATAGGTTAGTGTGAGTGTTAAAATCTACATACAGTAATGGAGTTTGATTTTTTGAAGTAGGTCCATTGTCTTTTGAAGGTCCACTTGTAGAATTAGAAGTTTGAGATTTGGGAGAATCATATAATAGACACATATGATTTATTGCCATTAATAGTAAATCTAATCTGATATATACGGGGTGATTTATATCAATGCCTTTTAAAACTTCTGTATTAATATCATAAGGTATAACCCAAGATTGAAACATGCCTTTAAAATCACACACTTGTAATTTTTTAGATTTTACGAAAGCTTCTGGGTCTGCTGCGTGCATTAGATTGTGATTAAATCCATACGCTGCAAAACTTAAAAGTCTATCTATTTTATTAGCATCTTTTTTTAATCCCTTTTTTATAAATTCTGAGGTATCATCATAATCTTTTTCTGAATTCTCTAAAAAATTCTTTATATTTTCAGTAAAAAGTCCATTACTAAACAATTGATCTATTACGCTAGAAGTCGCTAAGTTAGGAATAGATACTTCTCTAAAATCAAAATTTGGATTTGCATTTGAATTTCCCGATGTAACTGCATAATTTAGCGAATACAATTGTATAGATCTCAAAAAAGTTTCTAAACCTGAGCTGTATTTGAGACCTTCTTCTTTAACTGCTTGTTCTGCTTGAATCTTTATCTCTTCTGCTGCTTTTGCGGCTTCTTCTTCTTGTTTTTTCTTCTCCGCAGCCGCTTCTTTATCTAAATAGTCTTGTGTAATTAATGAGCCAGGTTTTGGTTTTGTTGCGGATAGAAATGAAAAGTCAGTGGTGTCTATAGTACAAAGCAACTCGGTTTCGGTAGTAGTCGCGTTGAGATTTTGACTGATTAGTCCTTCCCGCCAAGCTGTATGTGTTTGCTTACTTGATATATTACAGCCTATCGTTGAAGAAAGTCCCTGTTTTGTTTTTAAATAACTTACTCCTCCTATTGGACCTCTTTGCTCATTTGGATCACTTGTAGTTTGTAAGAATATATTCAATTTTGGAATACCATTGGAAAAATTAGTACCATTTTTTAATGGCATTATAGATGTTCTTAATAAACAATTTGCCCAATCTCTAAGATCAGAATGTAATGTTGCGCCTTTTGGACCCTGTGCTATAATAGAACTAAGTCTATCATAGGCTACTCGACTATCGTCGTTTCTTACACCATACCATGTGTCTATACCTCCGGACGAATCCATACTTTTTATGGGCGTTAAATAGACACTGTCTCCTTGTTTTGATATAAATGGAGATTTTAACGGAATACTCATGTAATAGTGATAAGTCGATCCGTTGTTGCTCTTTGCGAGAGATTCTGCGATGATTTCTCCAAAGTTGCCTGCGCTTTCTCCAAGTTTAAAGTTATAAGTTAATCGAACTTTAGAACCAGTATAAATAAATATAGCCACAGGTCCAATAATGGCTTTTGGGGTTAAAGCCTCAAATGAATTTATAGTTGCAATAGCTTCTTCCACATTTTTTGCGAAGTAGTAAAATTTACTTCCGTCAAATTTAGTATCTTCTTTAGAAAGAGATTCTTCTTCTTTTCCTAACGGTATAATAACACCTAAATCTCTATACATTGCGGCCTGGACATTGACCGAATTTGCAAGCACTACTCCGTTAGTTTTTGCGGCTATTTGTGCACTAGTGTTGTTTGAAGTTGGTACAGTATAATCTAATATATTACCGGTTCCATTGTTAGATGTAAAAACTTCATCTATGGTTTGAGCTTTTGTGCCTTCAACCGTTTGACCATTAACAACTGTTACAATTGGCGCTTTATTTGCTGCTGCTTCTTCTTGTTGTTGTTTACGTAATTCTTCCTCTTTGTACTTTCTTAAGAGACTATAAAACTGTTCTATTAACTCTTTTTTAAAATCAGGTATCTTTGATGATATGTTTATTTTCGCCGAGTCTGCAAGAGCTCCCAAACCTATCATTTTTATTGTGCAATCGTATCCTCCATCTTGATTAAAATCAAAATTAAATTGAGTACACATTCCCAACATGGCATCATAATTGCCATCGTACTCTTCTTTCTTTTCGGAAATTTTTCTATTTAACTCTTCTTTTGTTATTCCTGGAGCAAATGGATCGACTGTGACTCCCATTTGTTTCAACTTAGCGTCTTTGTTTGAGTAGTAGTATGCGTGTCCCCATTCCAAAAACATTAAATACCCCATTTTAAAGTATAAAGCATCTATAATATCTAATTGATCTTTGGTCCATACTTTAAAACTAATAGTGGCTTGTCTAACCGATCCCAATCTTCCTTGTGTTTGTATTTTTGCTTCAGTTATGCCTGGCATTGGTCTATAGCCTTGTGATTTAATTTCATCCATGCTGGCAATGTTGCCATAGGCCCCTAATGCACTTTCTTCGTTTCCGTCTGTTAAACTACTTCTAAAACCATATTTGAATCCAGAATCGCTGGATTGATAAATTGACGTTCCTGCTGAAAGCACATAATACTTTGCCAAAGAACTGCCATCAGTTAGTTTTACATTAGCAGGAACTATTCTTTTAAAGTATTCTAAATCTTCTCCAACCACATCAACTGATGATACTAATCTTGCCCAACCTGTCTTGTTTTCTAAATATTTTATATTGTCTGTGGATCTAGAATAGTCATATACACCTTCCACTGCATCACCAGTAACACTTGAGTTTTTTGCAGCACGAATTTGCAATTGCGCTCTAACTTGTAGAGGCAATCTAACTCCCATTACGTTACTTACTTTATTACTTAATCCTTCAGCCATATTATCGAAGTCCGTTTATTGCATTAAATCTATTTATCGCAGATTCTATATTTGATGGTAATCTTAATTGCATTCCAACTGGGGGATATATTGAATCGCCAGGTAAATTATTTGCTGATGCTATTACCCACCAGAGATTCTGATCTTTATATATATCAAACGCGAGTAAATCTAATCTATCTCCTACAGTAGTTATTACGTAATTATCGTTGTTTGATAGAGGAATATCTGGGTATATAGCATTAACAAAATAAGTGGTGCTATTTCCCGATAGTTTAGTTTTTCTTATATTTTCGTATCGGTAAGACATGCATTATTAATTTATTGAATTTTCTCCTGTTTTATATAGTGGCTCTCCTATGAATTTTGTGTATGTAAGAGTTTCTTTCGCTCTCTGCGGCAAAGTTTTTTCTATTATTTTATAATCAAAACTCACATTTATAAAATGGGGTAATTGAGAACCCTCTTCTACTTCCCATGAGCTTTTATCGTCTACTGTTAAATTCATACTCTCTAAAAATCCATAAGCTCTATATAAATAATCTCCTATTGTTAATCTCATTAAAGGAGCTCTCATAAATTGAGTGTTCAAATTATAGTCAGGGTATAATTGTGAAATTAAATAATTTAATTTATTATACGTTACTTTAAGTTCTTGGTGCGAACCTATTCCTATTTTAAAACTAGTGCCAAAAGTTCGATCAACACCTTGGTATGTATAAAAATTTTCCCCTCTTCCTAAATACTTAAAACCATTCCAACTTGCTTTATGACTATCGTTTATTGATCCAAGGTGTGCTCTAAATATTATAGCGTCGTTTTGTAATTCATAATCATTACTTATACACTCAAAAACAAACTTTATCATATCATCGTTTGGTTTCGTTGATAGATCTAATTTATTTGCTGTTTTATTTTCTATGTAATATGCGCTATTATCAGGATCCCAAGGTCGCTTACTATTATCAAAGCTAAATGGACGTAATGTATTAATTCTATCGACTCTATTATCATAAAATCTTTTATCGATAGCATCTGTAGCATAAGATCCAGAAAGTTTCTTTCCTGCGTAATTTGGTATCTTATCTCTAAAATCAGAAAAATTAGAAATTACAGATTTTGCACCGGTTCTAGATGGTCCGGACTCGTTCATTAGATTGTCGTAAGTATATGTCAATTTATTCATGACTACTTGACTTCCCTCTATGTATGCACCTTTTTTTTCATCTACTGTAACATTAGTAGTGTCATAAGCTCTTCTAATTGTTGTAGAACCTACTCCGTAGACTGACCCAGGACCTCCCAAATAGTCGAAAAGATTCGTTCTATTGGTTGATATTCCTAAAAGATTTATTGTGTTAAAATCGTTTATTTTAGACAGAGGATCTTGATCTCTACCTGATAATTTTAATTGTCGAAGAATAAGTAATCTATTTACGCCTTCTATCTCTACCGAATTCAATAAAAGCTCTTCTTTCATTACGTCTTTATAGAACTTTTCTCGAGGATTAAAAGGTAGTGATCCCGCCCTATTTAGAAAAACTCCGTTTCCCATATATTGAACGGATGTAAGAGTGTTTCTTCCTTGATTATATAGTCTAGTGTTTTGTATTAATCCAGGCATCTCTTCTAATTTGAAGCTTGGATTAACTTCTGAGGTTTGAATTCTTGGATTAGATAGTTGTAAACCCGTTTGTTTTCTTATGAATGCTGGACCTCTTTCGCCGTCTTTTAAGAATTTCTCTATTCTCTCTTTATCTATTTGATTTGCTATAGTTGAGCTACCTAAACCATTGGAAAGTTGTTGTAAAAATCCACCACCTCTCACAGGAAAATCGTGAGTCGTTTTATTTGCAATAAAAAAAGATTTGTACGGTTCCGGAACCAGAGAACCTTCGTCTCTGGGAAATTGAATATACGGTTGATTTGAACTTCCTCCGTTTAATCTATCTCTTCCGAATTTTAAATCTTTTAAATTTGTCTTAAGACTTATTAATGGCATTTTTATTATGTTTAGCTTTTTCTAACATTTGCGGCAATTTTTGAAGACTCTGCGTACGTTGATGGATCATTATTAACAACTTTAGATAGAGATTTACCCGTGATTGGATCGATGTTATTAACGACTGTCACGTTTGTTGTGCCCTGTCCTCTTTCTACGTCTTTTTTTGTTGAAACTAAAGCTGTATTTACAGTTTTTTGAGTTTCAGCGGCTTGATTCATGGGCTTTATTTCTTCTGCTGCTTCTTTTATAGCGGGTAATGCTTGCATACCGCCACCTGCACTACCACCGGATTCTCCGCCACCGCCACCGCCGACTTGAGATAAATAACCAAATAGCATTGTAGCAGCTATTCCTCCTAAAATTGGACCTATTAATCCCCCTGCTCCGGTAACTTTTGCTATTGCATTCACTATACTAAATCCTGTGTTTACTTTTTCTTTGGCGCCTGACGCTGCGCTGGTTGCGAGATTTTGTTTAGATAGACCAAGTCTTGTTTGATCTACTGTTTTACCAACTTGATTTGTAGCTAAACTAATTTTTTCCGTAGTAGATTCTTGTTGAGCCAACATTTTTTTCATTTTCTTCTTTGAAACTCTTTGTCCATCTACTATGTTTCCTTTTTTTTCCGTTGCGAGATTGGCTTTATCCGCTACTCCCTCTTGTTTTACAGCCATATTTTTCGCTCTCTGAGTTAACAGACTACCTTTTTCCATTAACCACATTGCGGCTTTAGTCGCCTTGATTCCGACATACACGCTAGCCAATACTTTAGCTGTTGTAACTATATTATTTATTACGGATTCGATATTTTTTGTATCTGATAACCAGTTAGCCACTTTTTCTATAAGAGGCATAAATTGCTGCATTGCTTTACCGATCGCTTCATTTATTCTCTCCATTGTAGCCGCCATCTTTTCATTAACAGATGCGCTTTCAGCTGATCTTGTGGCTTCAGCTCCCATTATCTTAGCAATCTCGTCGTGCTTCATTCCTCTTTTAACAAGAGCATTGTATTGTTCAACTTCTGATTGATGTGCTAATTCGCCAAGTACTTTAGCTTTTTCTTGTTGACGATACATTTCATCCATCTCTTGACGACTCATACCTAACGCATCAGCGTAAGCTTGTCTTTGAATTACATTCATCTTCTCGTACTGCGCTTGACTTCCGATTTGTTTGTTGAGCTCTTTCATCAAACCACCTGTATCTCCAGCAAGCGCCAGTTCTCTGGCTTTCGATAGATTTATATCTTTACCTGTTAGCAATTGAGCTTCCATCTCTTTTGTCATGCTCGACTCAAAATCTAGCAACGAATCACCAATCTTATCTATTTTGTCAAGGCTTAATCCCATTTTTTTTGCCTCAACAACTGCCGAGGCTAATTCTTTAACGTTGCCTTTAAAATTCATATAGACTGTAGAAGAAACTTTAGATATTTCGTCCAATATCTGTTTCTCCGACATTGCCATCTTTAATTCGTATGCTCTTGCTTTTCCCGTTCCTACAACAGTGGCAAACGTATCTCTCATCGTTTTACCGTTTTTAGCTGCCGTTAATTGCAACTCTGTCATACTTTCCGCAGAAGCTCCGAATCTTCTCATTATTAGAGTAGATTGCGTGGCAAATTCTTCAGTAGATGGAGCCATCATACCTAACGCCTCATTCAATTTACCTTGCGTTTCCAACATCTCTTTAGCTGTTAGAGCTAATTGTCCGTTCTTATTCGCTATCTGTTCATATGTGCCTCTTAGTTTTTCTGCTTGGAATACAGTCATTCCTAAAGCCTTTGCAGTTTCGAAAGATCTTGATTGGTATTCTGTTGCTTTTTTTACAACAAAAGTTAAAAGTCCAACAATTGATGTAATTTGACCAACTGGATCTTTCAACATATCCCCAAAGGTCTTCATTATAGATCCAACGCCAGCTAATGCCACTTGCCATTTGTTTGCGCCTTCTGCAGCTTTTTTCTGCATCGCATCAATGGCTTCGTTAATCTTCATGAATTTACCAACTCCGTAGTGATCTAGAATTCCACCAACCACTTGCATACTCTTTCCAAAAACTCCCATTTTCTCTATTATAGAAGATTGACGTTTTTCTTCTTCTTTAAGAGCTTGTATAGTCTTATCGTGTTGTTTTAATGTCTGACTTACGGATATATATTCCGCTTGCTTTAAAGATACTCCCTTCTGTAATTTTATAACCTGAGCAGATGCGATAGCGCTTGCTTTTTCTAAATCTTTAATATATTTTTCGTGTGCAGCTGCTTGAGCACCCGTTAAATCTCTACCCTCTATTATGGCTTCATTTAGAGCTTTTTGTGCTAAACTTTCTGATTGTATAGCTTTAGATATTTCCTCTTGCTTTTTTAGAGCCTCTTGAGCATCTGGACCCATATCTTCCTCAAGCTGTTTAAGCCTTGCTTGAGCGAATACTCTTTGTTGAGCGGTTTTATGCATTAATTTCTCCAAATCAGCAAGCATTTCTCCATCTTCCACGGATGCGGCAATAGAGGATTCAATTCCTTCTCTTGTTTGAATAGCTTTATCTAATAGTTTTATGTTCTCTTTTTGAACTATTGAACTTTGACCCTCATAATCCATTGCCATTTTTGCTGCCTCTTGTATTCCTCTAGCAGCTTGAAGCGTTGCTTCCCATGATTTTGGATCTGGATCTCCTGGGCCTGAGACCGTTGATTTATCTTTTGGCGGAGTTGGTCCTTTAGGAGGTGGAGGCGGAGGCGCAGCACCCGCTGCTTTAGCCACTGTTTCTGGTTTCTCTTTACGCTCTTTCGGCGGCTTAGCTGATTTCGTTA